CTTGAATACCTTTCTCTTCAACAACTACACCAAGACGTGAAATGGCGTCTGTCATCTTCCTCTCCCATTGTTCTCTACTTGTTTACTTTCTTTGACAATTTCTTGTTTACTTTGTTTAAGTAGAGAATGTCTATTTGTTTTAGAATATCAACTTCATCTGACGTAAGCTCAATCCCGCCAGTACGCATATAAGATTCAATTTCCTGATACGTAATCGGGTTAGGGCCAAATCCGTTGCTAGAGCGTGTTGCACTAAGCTGTGTAAAAGCTATCCAAATATGGAACATTGAATATGGACAATCTACCTCTTGCAGCCTAGCAAGCTCTGGAGGAGCTACTCCTGTAGCTTCAAGCACGTAAAGCAAATGCTCAAGTGTAGAAGCTCCTCCTTCGTCAAGCATTGAGTCAATTTCTAATTCGGCCCACTCAATTAGCTTTCCCCAATCTCCACGTTTCCCACCATCTCAACCAGGTTATAGATTTGAGCAATCACTTGCGTACCAATAACGGGAAACTCGGTGTAGACAGCAAATGCGTTCTCATAGTCGAACTCAAGCTCTTTACCGTCAAGCTCCATGCCTTCCCAGCCAGTGGTACAATGCGCAGCCAATTGAGAATAGAGCTTGTCCTTTTCTTCACCAGAAAGCTCTTTACCACGCTTCTTAGCGTTTTCAATCTTACCGTCAACAATTGCTTTGTGCTTTTTAAACACAGCAGATTCTGCACCTACAACACTAATCTTTACACCAATCTCTTGACCATCCCACATTACATCAAAAGTCAAGCCTTTTTCGGAAGCAGCCTTAGTGTCCAGTTTGCGAATATCGAAGCCCATGTTTTCACCTCTTTCATTAGAAAGTCCCCTCCTAAGCGGAGGGAACGTGTTAGTTAAATTGCCAATGTATTATTACAGAGTAAAGTCTTGCAGCACCATGGTAGTACGATGCAACGGGCCAGTGCCAGTGTACAGAAGAGCGGTAAACGGAACAGTCTGGATAATACCACCCACTTCCTTATCGTCCTTGCCTGCACCACCAAGTTTCACGCGAGGGAGAGTAAACAGCATACCTTCCAGGCCGTCACCTTCCATCTTCATTGTGACAGTGAGTTCTTCTTCATCCTTGAACTTTTCCCACAGATCGTTATTCTCAAAATATGCAGTGAATTGACCACTTGCAGTGAAACGACCAAGGAACACGTCAGGAGTTTGGCGATCACCAATCACTTGACCAGTTTCCATGTTACCGGTTTGATCAATAGTAAGACCTGTGACAGTGGCGATACGTTGTCCACCAATGAATAGACTACCCTTAGTGCCAGCAAGCACACTGGTGAGCGTGTTAGCTGTTGGATTAACGAAATACGGGCCGGTATTAGACTCAGCAGCTCTACCCATCAACCCGAAAGCAACCGTTGCCATCGCGTTCGGGGCAAAGTTGAAGCCAATGGTGCTGATCTTGTTACCGGTGTACACTTCACTCAGGTTGATAGTTTCGTAATACTTTTCAATCGTGAAACTATCGTTAGTACGGCCACTCAGAGGCACAATCAGCAATTTACCAGCAGTGGTGATAGTGACAGCAGCACCAGCAGCTTCGTTGACAAACGGCATAGCAACAGTATTGGCAACATTCACTTGCACAGTAAGCTCAAGTGCAGTAACATTACTGATAACAAATCGGCCGTTATTCTCTGGGTTGGTTGCCCCAGAAACATCTACAGCAGTACCAATCTTGAAATCATCAGTCAGGAAGCTACCTGCTGTACGCACCATCTTGTTAGGTGCTACAAATTCAATGTCAGTGGAGGCGGAGAGCGATGCTCCGGTAAACCACGGACCACGGAAAGCAGCGGAAAACAAGTCTTGGTAGGTACCACAAGAAAGCTCTGCATTCAATGTGCCACTAATTTTATCACTACCAAGACGCATATCTTGTGTTTGGGCAGTAGAAATAATTTCAGCAGACTCAAAAGTGTCACGAGCCAGGTCAAGGGTGACAGTGGTACGACGAGTGAGCTTACCAGCAGAAGCTAGAGGCTTAACACCCCAAGCAGTTTCTTTCCCGATAGTCAACCGGGTTTCTACGCCAGATGGAATCGGCATATATTTCTCCTTTTAGAAGAATGGAATTATCTGAACACTTCCATCCTGTAATCAATTGATATGTGCAAAACATACCATCCATTTTGAACTGAAGCAGATGTGCTACTCGGTGTACTATCAATACTCACCCACTTACCATTCTTCTCAAAACTTCTACCTCTGTAGAAGAAATTCTCAATACTGTCTTTCGCTGCTTCAATCTTTGCATTCCCATCATTGACAGGAAAACACAAACTAACTTGAAACACTCCTGTTTTTCTGCTGTGCCTGTCACCAATTGACGGGTCTTGTGTCTTTGCCGGAAGAATATAGCATTGTGCATACGCCACACCAACTTTCGGGGTGAACGCTACGTTCTGATAAGCAATAGGCAGAGAGGGAGTAAAAGTGGAGCACAACGTCTTCAACTGAGTTTCTAACACTTGTCGGATAATACTGTCACTCATACCAATGCATCCTTGATGTTAATCCTCACCATACCAGCAGGAGCTTGAGCAGAGAAAGGGGCAGCAGGGTTAGTGTAAGCAGGGTTGCCATATTCGAGGCCAGAAACGTAATCCACATTGTTGTAGAAATACACTAGCCTGTTGTTTGCAAAATATGTCTTACTGAGTACACTGTTCACTTCTTGAATTGCCGCGTCTTTCCCTTTTCGCTGAATCTCTGCCATTGGAGGAGAAGGGGCAGTTCTCCAATTACCAGAGGCGTGCCCAGAGTCAATTGGTGTTCCGTTGATGATTTTGGTGAACAATGACACACAAGCATTAGACGACGATTGAAGAATGTCTTCCCGCACAGAAAATGCCCATTTTTTAGCTTCTGATGCACTCATCGTTTTGTTTGCACCTCAAGCATTACTGGAGTGGTATGGTCTGGTGATATTTCTTTAATCAGCACTACAGTAGAAGTGATTCCTTGCACATCAAACACATCGCCCTTTTCTGGTAGGATAGAAGGCCATACAGTAATGCCGTCCTTGTCCTTCAGTGTCATAGGGTCAATCAAATATTGCTTGTCAGCCCTCTCAATGACCGTACCAGGAACTGAAGATTCTCCAGAGTTATACCGCTCGTAATCAAATTCAAGTGCTCTGAAGGTGTATTCTGAAACATCCTCTGATTGCTCACCAGTATCTGGGTTGTAGTTGTTTACTGTTTTCCTAAACACTCCTTCAACACCACCTTTTGCACAGTGTCTAGCAACTACTCTGTGAATATTGCTGTAAAACCTGTTCACCACGGCCTCCCTCGAAATACTTTAACGGGAGACTTGTATACATTCACTTCACCATTAGCAACAAGAGAGGAGGACTCTTCTTTCATCACGCCGCCACCATAAGGGATAGGCGCTACAGCCCCGCTTGCTGGGTTACGAATCACCGTCATGATGAATTCTCGGTAGTTCTCAAAATACTCTCTACCATAGATTTCAATCTGAACAAGTTTCTCGTGAGCATTTCTACTCAACGCAGCTAAGATGTATTGTGCGCATTGCTTTGTTGCAGCTTTTTCGTTTCCGTTAGCTACAGACAATGCGTACTCGTACATCGAATCTTCTAACCAATACGGCATCTCAGTGTCACCACAAGTGAGGCGAATACGATGTACCGGGTTATTAATTGGGTCAAGCATTATTGCTCCTTTCTGCATTATCCTTGTGAGGACAATATAGAAAAGAGCCGTGAAGCTCTTTTCTGCTAAATTAGCTTAGTTGGTGGAATAACCGCGAATCATCAATCGAGGGTTCAGACAAATATTCGCAAAGTTAGTCTCAGCATCAATAGTCCACTCGTCGTCAGTGATAGCCTTCTGTTCGAAGTAGTATGCCTCTTGACCAATTTGGTTTACAGTGCTAAACTTCTCAGCAGTACCAAAGTAGGTCTTGAAGAAATCAGTACCGGTAGGAACAAAACGACATTCACCAGCAGGAATCAACGGAGTGGTGCTAGAGGTGCGGTACTCAATGTAAGTCACACCGCCATATTCAAACTGACGATGCAGAGCATTGCTTCCGCCAAGACGCTGACGATACGGCTCTTGAGTCGATTGATACAGACTCCATGCGGCTTTGACAGAAGCATGAGTAATCAAACGATTGAAGAACGTCGGATGACAAATAGCCACCAGACCGGAGTAAGTACCGCCGTTTTGCAGATTATCTTGCGTGTGAGCAATTGCTTCTTCACCCTTCAACAGAGTCTCAGTGGCAGTGGTGCCGAATGCAAAGTCGATTTCCTTACGAGTCACACCAAATTCAGCGTACACGTTAAGGACAACGTTACCGTTCGGGGAATACACAGTACCGTCGGTCAGCATCTGACAGCGTGCCACTTCCAGCGTATTTGCCAGAGTACGACGAATGAACTCCATCTTCTCAGCGCGTTTCATATCCAGCGTATCCAGCATACCATCGCCTCGGGTGCTTACACGGGCAATGTCACTCGGACGGATAGCTTGGCGCATCGGGAAATGCGGAATTTCAAAGTGGCGACGGCGGCGGACATCTTCACGGCCAGCAGCAGGCTTAGTACCACGCGGCAAGTCAACCAACGCACCAGTAAACACTTCGTGTTCATCAACATAGAACGAACTACCAATTACACCTTGGCTTTTGAACAGGCCCATGTCTTGAAGCAGACCATACTTATTCGGTACAATCAGTAGCTCGTCGGTACGGTCTACAACGCCGTAGGGATTGGTGTTATTCTGAATCAAAGGCATTCAGCATCTCCTTAAATAGTCACAGTGGATTTGATGCCAAGTGCGTCAAGTTGAGCAATTGCAGCATCTTTTTGTACTTGAGTGGTAAAGCCTGGGCCAAAACGAAGAGCATCCTTAGACACCATCAGGCTACCGCGATAAGAGATCACGACTCGGGTGTCAGTGATGGCTTTGACAGTGAAATCACCACCATTAGCAGTCGATTGCCAGCGCACAATACCAGCAGCATTTTGACTACCATCTGTTGCTGATGACGAACACACTTTCCACTTACCTGTGGCAGTGACTTTACCAAGCACAGTACCGTGACCATAAACACTATCGACGGTTTCGTTTACCACAACACCTTTACGAGTCCAGCCAACTTCGCAGCCTTCTTCGTAAATTACCAAATTACCATCAGTAGGGTAAGTTTGAGAAATAACTGGCATACTTCCTCCTTATTGCTTTGCAAAGCGTTCACGGAGGATTTTTGCAGTACCGCTGATTTCCCCCAGGTTCTTGGTTTCTTTATTCTCAGCGTCAGTGCCGACAATAGCTTCTAGCTCGCTGTCAAAGTTATCTTGCAGAGCCTTGGTTGCCTCTACGATAGCTGCGTAGTCAGTGTCAGGCAGCTTGGACAAACTAGCATGTAGAGACTTACCTTTTTCGTCACCGAACAGAGAGGTGAGCTGGGTCAGGCGACTATCAGCCTTTGCTTTAGCTTGTTCAGCAACAGCAGCTTCATATTTCTGCTTCCAGGCGTCAGCAGATGCCTGCACTTTGGTAATTTCGTCATTCAACGCATCCACCTTGATAGCGGCTTGTTCAGCAAACTGTGCATACTCTGCTTGTAGCGATTCAATACTGGTGGCATCGGCAGAGGCTTCTTTACGCTTACCGAGGAACGATTCAAAGAAATTCATTGGTTTCCTTTCTTGAGGGTTTCTTTCAAGAGCGATAAGCTCTTCCGACATTTTGCTGAGGTAATCTGCAAACTCAATTCGAGTCATCATTTTATCAGCCAAGTGATTTAGAAGAGCTTCTTCTGCAATAAACATCGAAGCCTTCGTCCCACGTACTTCATTCTCAGACATTGGGCGAAATTGCGATACATGATTCACGAATTGCATGTACAACAGATTTACCTTCATCTGCACATCATCAATATATTCTTTTCTGAAATTACCTTCTGCGTCGTAGGGAATTTTATTCTCCCCGGCGTACACAAAGGTTCTCTCATGCCCCTTCTTAGACAGCTCACCGTTCTTGTTGAGCAATGTAGCAACAACACCAATAGAGCCTGTCTCACTGGCTGGGTTGACAATGATTTCATCTGCTGGGCACAAAAGAGCATAACCTGCACTAGCCACAGTTCCGTCATTGTATGCAACCCACTTGACCCCATAAGCGTCAGCAATTGCTCTCAGATTTTTACCAGTCTCGAAACAGGCATATGCCTCACCACCAGGAGTATCTGTCAGAGTGGCAATAATCTTTGCACCCATTTCAGCAATCTGCTGGAAAGCTGTTTCAATAGACTGATAGTTAGACATGCCACCATCTCCACACAACATTTCCATTCCTGTGGATTTGTATGTGAGAGGCCCAGAGATATTGATTACACCAA